GGTAATATTGTGAAATATGCAGTTAGAAGTAAGGATGGAGAAAGCTTAGAAGATAAGTACAATAAAATTATTCATTATGCAGAACTTGGTAAAGAACTGTTGAAAAATAAAAAATAAGGAATATTAGGAATGAATGAAACTAGCATATTTAATTTATTCAATTCTTGTAGTATATTGGACAACATTAATATTTTTAACAAATAATTATTTATGATATTTAGTTTATTGAATAACCCTCTAACAAAATTAGCAGTTGGTAAAGTTACTGACCATTTCAAACATAAAGCAGAAAAAGTTAAAACAATAAGAGCCGCAGAAATAGAAGCCGCAAAAGATGTAGATATAACTAGAATTAAAAGCCAAGATAAAAGTTGGAAAGACGAAATATTAATGATCTGGCTTATATCAATGTTAAGTACAGGCTGGTTTGAAAGCACTAGAGATAACTTTGAGGAGTGGGTAAGGATAATCAACGATTTACCTGATAGTGTTTGGTATTTAGTTATTATTGTATTTACTGCAACATTTTCTACTAAGATGACAGATAAGGTTTTAAACAGGAACAAAAAGAAGTAATGTGTCCTGATGGACATAGATGCAGTAATTATAGAAGTAGAGTTTCAATTAGAATCTGACTACAATCCTTATGGACATTTTGTTTGTTTAAGGTTTGTAGATCAAAGTCCAAATCATTTTAAACTTAAAAATCTTGTAAGAGACATGAGCCAATACCCTGATGTAAAACTTATTAATTACGAATTTAAAATAGAAAAGATTACAGAAGCAACAGACTTAAAAGATTTAGATATTACCAAACATTAAAGCGACCCATACCCTCTCGGTTATGGGTCTATCTTTAAGGGAGCATATGATACTTAAAGAATTTTATCCCTCTTGTTTTCCAGCAAGAGTTAAATCTCTTTTTACTTCTGTTTGTCTAACAGATAAATAACGATCAAGATTATTATACATTAATTTTGCTTTTATTAATTGACCCTCTGCATAAGCATAACTATCAATAATTTTTTTATACTCAGGGTCTATTCTAGCTTTATGGTCAGCTTCAATAACAGTTTTAGTTTCTAATTTATATTTTAAGAATAATTTACTAAACATAGCTTTTCTAGCTTCATCAAGTACAATAGATTTTTCTGCCCACTCACTCCATTTGTTAGATGCTTCTGTCATCCTTTTATAAGCTTCTCTGCTATTTAAGTTCATTGTTTCCATTTGCTCTCCTTTTGTATTAAATATTTAAAAGATGTTGTTGTTGGGTCAAAATCAATTTTACTACAAGATACTAACAATACAAATACAATTACAGAAATAATAACAATTAAAATTTTATAAATTATATTTGTATATTTTCTGTGTATTGGATAGTTAAATATAATCATGGATATTGCAACATCTCCTTTGCATCTTTTTTTAATTGTCTAATTTTTTTTTCATACTTTTTAATTTTTTCTATCATAAGCTTGTCGGCTTCTTTTTTTGAATCTTCAACATCTTTAATATTCGATAATTTTAATTGATCTATTTCTTTTCTTAATTTTCCATTTAATATTCTGTGTTCATCGTTAATACTTCTTAAAGCAGTTATTTCAGCTTCTTTAGAATCTATAATATTTTTTAATGATTGTATTTCATCCATAGTTTTAACTTTTTTAAAGTGCTGGGCAGTAGAGAGAGAGAGAACTGCCCAACACATAACCTAAAAGTATTTGTTATGAAAAAAATATACTTTGACTGCTTACGCATTAATTTCTCTCTATCATAAAACTTTTAAAAATCATAACGAATCATTTATAACTGATTTGCTTTGATTCTAAAAACACTAAATATTATCGTTTTAGTTGTATCTAATGTTAAATAAGCTAGGTTTTAAGCCATTAAATAAAGGGTTGTAATTCAACCTTATATAACTATACTAATGGAATATGAAAAAAACAAATAACCTAAAAAAAGGAGAGAAGATGATAACACTTACTGAAAAAGAAACTAAATTAGTACAAGAAATGCTTGATACTAATGATGGGTCTGATGTTCACGCTTTTGAATTTATTGATATAGAAAGTCTTGGCTTCAAATTAAATGAAGCTAAAGGAGTTTTTGGGTCAATAATTGATAAAGGTCTTTTAGAATATGATTATGAAAGATCAGAAGATAGAAAAGCAAATTCTGGAGAAGATTTTGAATTATATCAATGGACTTACCCTGTTGATTTTGAACAACACGGAAACGAAAATTATGAAATCAAAACTACTGCTGAATATCTAACTGCATTTGAAAATAAAATGGATAGAGAAAAGATTGAAAAATTAGAAAAGGAGAGAGCATAATGCACAAAGGAGAATACTTAACAGGCGATTTTCAAACTTTTACTGTTTATGAAAATGGTAAAGTAGTTGCCAAAAGAAAGACTAGAAAAAAAGTTAATATAGTTATTAAACTTTGGAAAAGTTATTTAAAGAATGGCAAAGGTGCTTATTCTTATATGTTCACTTTTTCAAGAAATCCTGAAAGAGAAAAAAAAGATCAAGAAAATTCTACATACCCAATCAAG